CCGCCCAGTTCAGCTGAGAATGCTGCGGATCGAACGGCACATAGGTGATGCCTTCAGAGTCAAGTTCCCGCAGCAGCGCAAACGCTGAATCGTCATCCTTCGCATTGCGCAGCGCAGCGGCTGCGTAGGCGAGGGGGTGGTGAGCCTTCAGCCAGCAAGTCCAGTACGATACCAGCGCGTAGGCCACCGAGTGCGACTTGTTGAAGGCCCAAGCGCCCATCGAGTTGATCGAGTCCCAGATGTCCTTTGCCGCCCGGTCGCTCAACCCCTTCTTGCGCGCCCCTTCCGCGAACTTGGCCCCGAGTTGATCGAAAATCTCCTTGCCCTGAGACTTAGACATGATCTTGCGGATCACGCTTGTGTCCTTCCAGCTGAAGTCACCGATGTCCCGAACGATGCGCATCACCTGCTCTTGGTAGATCACCAACCCGAAGGTATCGCCAAGATAATCCATCATCGACGGATGCGCAACATCCACCTTCTCGGTCTTGTTGTGGCGGTTGATGAAGTGGCCAGCAGCGCCACCGCCCATCGGGCCTGGACGGGCAAGCGCTGTGATGTGGGACATGTCCTCAAACGTCCGCATCTTGATCTGCTTGGTGACGCTTTGCAGCGCTTGCCCTTCCCACTGAAAGATTCCAGCGAACTTGTGACTGTTGAGGAGGTCGAAGACCCCAGAGTCATTCAGCGCCAGCTTGTAGAAGCCTCCCTTTGGCTCCACCCCTGCATCCTCGATAACGCTCAGGGTGCGAAGGCCAAGCACGTCTATCTTGAGGAGGTTCAGCCCCTCCGCGTCAACCTTGTCCAGTTGTGCCACGCCATCGTCCACCGTGCAGTAGTCGCTGATCGGGACGTTGCAGACGATCACCCCGCCCGCGTGCACCCCGGTGTGTGAGGCATGACCCTCGATGTCCGCTGCGAGTCGCATGGCCGGGAACTTGCTCAGCAGCGTCTTGCCCGCGTCCGTTTCGTTCAGCGTGTCCAGCAAGCAGTTGTTCGCCCGGGAGTCGCCCGAGGAGCGCACAAACATTGCATCCCGAACCGCCTTCGTCTCCCAAGGTGGGATGTCCAGGCGCTTGGCAACTTCGGAAAGTGCGGACTTGGGCTTGTACTCGCTGATCGTCCCGATGCGGGCGACTTGCGGGGCTCCGTACTTCTCCGCGAGGTAGGCGTAAACCTGATCTCGCTTCGTGTCCGGGAAGTCCAAGTCAATGTCAGGCAAGTCGGCACGGGTGACGTCCACGAAGCGCTCGAAGATGAGCCCGAATGGAAGCGGGTCAATCTCCGTGATGCCCATCAAGTAGCACAGCAGCGAGCCCGCTGCGGAACCCCGAGCCGGGCCAACGAACATGCGCTGCTTCGCCCACTGGCACATGTCCGCAACCATCAAGAAGTAGCTATCGAACTCCTTCTCACGCACCAACTGAAGCTCCCGCTGCAGCCGGTCTTCGTGCTCCTTGTCCCAGCCCTTCTTGCCGAAGCGCTCGGGGATGCCCGCCCGGGCAATCGCCTCCACATCGCCCGCCAACTTGATGATCGGGGCCTTGGGGAGCTTCACACCTTTCAGCTGCTCGGCAATCTCAGCAGCGTTGGCCACCGCTGACTTCCATTCCGCGTCACTCAGCCGGTTCATCGTCGCTCGGGCCTCCTCCAGCGCCAGCAGGTGTTGTGGCGTGGGCTTCTCCTGGCGCCCCGTCAATCCGAACAGCGGGCGGTCTTCCGGGGCGCTGAAGTAGTTGTCCGAGGTCCAAACCAGCTTCGCCCCGGTTCGCCGGGCGAGCGACAAGGCCCGGGAGGTGTGCAAAACACTGGCAGGAGCCACGTCCACGTAGGTATCGGGGCCGATGCACTCGGGATGGTCCAGGAGCGCTCCCCCACAGAATTTGACCAATCCCTGGGCTTTTGCGAATTGATCCAGAGTCAACGCTGGCCTTCCGCCCAATTTTTGGGTGTGGGCTAGGGTCGAGACACGGTACAAATCGCTCGGATTGGAGGCGAGCGCCCAGGCTGTGGGCGTTTGGGTCGCGCCGTCGATCTTCGGAACCACAACAATCTCCAGCCCGAACATCGGTTGGATTCCCGCCTTCTCGCACTCCTTCTCCCAGCGAACATGGCCCCATGTGGAGCCATCCAGGTCAACCAACCCCGCAGCGCTGCAATGCAGCGCCTTGAGGCGGTCGATCACGCGGGGAAGGGGCGCGAAGGTCTGCTTGAAGCTGAACTCGCTGCGCACCTTCAGTTGGATCATTTTGCGGCTCGCTTTCTGGCTGGGGCCTTCTTCGGGGCAGGATCGTTCACGGTGCTGACAATTTCCCACAGCCTCTCGGAACGCACAATTTCCAGCAGTGCTTCCGCGTCAGCCATGGCGGTGTGCTTCTGATCAAGTTTGCGCCCGAGCTTGTCGGCGTAGAGTTCAGTCAACTTCATCCGCCGTCCGTACTCCGCCATGAACAGCTGCACTGTGCACAACTGCTGAACGGGCCACGGGAAGGAGGTTAGCTGATCGAGCCGCACAAGCTCCCAGTGGAGCATGCCCTTGTCGAAGGGAAGGTTGTGCGCCAGCATCGCCCGCTCGCCCAGGAAGAACTCCGCCAGCATCGGGAGCATCGCGCTGAAGGAGGGCTTGCCGATGAAGTCGGAGTCCTTGTAGCCGGTGATCTTTGTGATCTCATCGGTGATCGGGCACCCCGGGTGCACCAAGAACTCCAGCCGCACAATCTCCTCGCCTGTCTCGTTGTCGATCTTGATGCCGGCAAAGTCGATAATCCGGGGCTGCGCCGCAGCGCCCAGGGCTTCGGGCTTCAACAGCCCGGTCGTTTCAGTGTCCCAGATGATCATTGCACACCGCCAATCGCGTAGTCGCGGCGCACAATGAACTTCATGTCGGTGCCGATCAGGCCCCGGGTGTTGAAGATCACGTAGTGGTAGCGGCGTTCATCCTTGATCGCAGGGTTGGTGTGCGACTCGGTGAAGACTTCCTGAATCACCGCGATGCCGTAACGCGCCATCAGCGCGAACCAGTGCTGCAGCGCGAACTCTTGCACGTGCATGCCGATGTGGCTCACAATCGCGCCGTCGAAGTCCTGCAGCCAGTTGGCGCCCTCGGTGTACTCCAACACCTCCAACTCCTTGCCCGCGAAGGCGGAGTAGTTGAAGCGGAGGTTGGCGGTGTTCTCGCCTTGCGAGCCCATGACAATGCCGCGAGCGTGAACGGTGTCTTCCACCCAGTCGGTGATCCCGCAGTCGGCCAAGAACTGCAGCGCCAGCGCGTGGCAATGGGGGTTGAGCTTGAATGCCAGTTGCTCGATTTTGAAGGTGGTGGGATTGTGTTTGCTCATGATCATGCTCCGTATGGAAGGATGCAGCCGTGAAGGAACTCGTGGCGCTGCTTGTTGGAAAGGAGGAATCCGATGAACTCGGCCAAGGCGGCAGGGTCAGTCTCGCGCCCGGTGGCCAGCCCTGCCAGCTGGTACTCCCGGGCCTTCTCCATCGTCCAGCCGCGCTGCTCGCACACTTGCCGGTCGATGTCGTCGCTCATCGCGGTGCCAGCCAGCTTGTTGGGGCTGATCCCGAAGACGGTGATTCCATGGCGCGGAAGAAGCTCCCGGGCCATCTGCAGCGTGATGATGTGCGCAGCGCCCTTGGAAGCGTTGTAGGCGAGCGAGCCGCGCATGGGCATGTGGCTGGCGTTGGAGACGATGTTGAGCACTGTGCCACCATCCTTGAGAGACGGCAAATAATGCTTCGTCATCTTCCAAATCGCCGCTGCATTGACGTCCATCGTTTGCCAGAACAACTCCTCAGTCATGTCTTCCAACCATCTGATCTTGTTGATGCCAGCACAGTTGACCAGAACGTCCAGCTGGTCGATCTCAGGGACAGGGGCGCTCAGCTGCGCCAAGCCTTCTGGCTCGGTCGCGTCCGTCCCGTTTCTGGAGTCCACACCATACACTTCATAGCCCACAGCAGCGAGCGCCGCTGCGATCAAGGCCCCGAGCCCGCTGCTGGAGCCGGTGACCACTGCAATCTTGCTCATTGTTGTGACTCCTTCACGGCAGCTTCGACCATCGCAGCGTACACCGTCGCGTCGTGGATCGAATCCAGGTGGGTGAGGTTGGAGTTGGCGAAGCGGGTGAGCTTCACGATGATGAGCTCAAACAGGTGCCACTTCTCCTGCACAACCAGTTCCGGGTTGATGCCTTCGGGGAACAGCGCCCGCATCACATGGGCGACGTTCTTGTAGTTGCTGCCATAGATGGCGTTGCGCTCCTCGAAAGTCTGCGCCGCTGCGCGCAGG